TGATATGGATGCAAACAAATATATATATCACGAAACAACAACTACCGCAGGGTATGATACATCAACATTTGAAATACAAGCAAACAATGGACAACTTCCTGATAAAATAACAGTAAAAGTAATTTTTACAGGGAGTGGAACTTTTAACCTTTCAGGAACTGCAAAATGTTATTTCCAAGTTTGGAGTGCAATAGAACAAACTGAAGGAACTCGTCAATCAGATGCTGAAATTGCTAATTCTATTAAAGAGTTATATTCAGGACAAGATGGGCTATCAATTAATAGTGAATTGATTAAAACTCCTATTGCAGCACATAGATATATTTGTGAAACATTTATGCCAACAACATTTACTTCGTCTAATGAACATTCAACTTATACAGCAATATTTAATTATATGAATGCAGGAGTAGCAGGTGTTGGAGCAACTCCTTTGTTAAGAGGGCAAATGAATTGGTGGTTAAATAAATCAGAAAAATTAGAGGATATATTAAATAAGCTTCAACATTTTGGCGGATTTATAATGAGATATAAAAATGATGGAACATTTGAGTATGTTCAAGCTGGAACATATTTACCTGTAAGCACATCTGCTTCTACTACTGAGCCATATTTATTACAAATAGGAACATTACAAACATCAGGAGGATCAGGAATTGATGGAGACGATGTAGCCTTTGGAGTAGATTATACTCATGGAAGCGAAACTTTGGGAAATGGAGATATAATAGCTTTAAAAAATTCAGCAGGAGGGATAGATAATTACGAGTTTATAAAAGTGTTTACCAGTGATATTGCTATAACAGGAGCAGATCAAACCTTTGAACAATGTGATAGAAATTTACCTCCATCAAATGTTAATAGAAGCTGGGGGGAAGATAGTGTTATTTATAAAGTAATGCTTCCTCATTCAAAATTAGGAAAACAAGATTTAAATAATCTTCAAATATCTCATTTGTCTGTAGATGAACTTATAACAAAGTGGAAGATTAATTACAATAGAGATCCTGCTTCAGATGGTAATTATTTAAATGAAACAAGTTTTGATGATAGCACTATAAGAACACTATATAATATGACTACAGAAAATATTAAAGAAGTCAAAAATGAAATAGATGCTGTTGGAACTCTATCTACATTTTATCACAAACATTATTCTAATATATTAGGAGACTTAAAAATGAAAGTTTCGTTTGATATAGTCAATCCTGCTTTTTATAATATAGAGGTTGGAGATTATATAGAATTTGATGGAGGTAACCTTAGTCAGAAACCTTTTGGTTATTCTCCAACTTCTTTTACAAATGATTATTGGGCTGGTAAATATTTTATTGTAACATCAACAACAAAAACTATGGGCAAGATTAGTGTATCTGCCTACGAAATATTATAGGAGGAAATATGGGAGCATTATTAGGAGTAAGATTTAGAACAGAAAGCACTCCAGCTACCGACAGCACATCTGATTTAAATATGGTAGGGAATTTAGCAAACAATACAAGTGTTACATCAGTTGTAGTTGATGATGGATCAGATTTTGCAGCATGCACATTTCAAGCATAAGCAGCAATACACTTACTGTTGTTAGAGCTGTTAATGGAACAAGTGTTGGAACTCATAATGATAATGTTTCTATATTAGAAGATACAAGTCCAACCTATACTCCATCAAGAAATCCGGATATGGATGTAACATTCGCTACAGATTATAATGGAATTACTACTACACAAGCTTATGGGGGAAAAGTTTATACAAATGAACGATATGGAAAACAATTAAGATGGGAATTAAACTATACAAACCTTAGTTCTGCTGATAGAGATATATTAGAAGCATTATGGAATGCTGTTAAAGGTAGAAAGACTTCATTTTATTTTTCTCCGGACAATGGAACTACTTTTTATAATGTAAGATTTGAAGATGATGAGCTTGAATTTGATCAGACTACATACAATATATATTCAACAAGCTTAGTATTGATGCAGGAAGTGTCCTAAAAGGCTCTAAAATAGCCCTAAAATCGATTAAAATGATATATGGTTAAAATGGTATGCCTTTTTCTTTTCTTTCTTTTTCCTTAACCTCTTTTTCATAAACCTGATGAAGTTCTAATACAACCGCTGATAAATAAACACATAAGTCTAAAACCTCATCTAACGCTTCCTTTAAATTATCCCTTGATCCATCAATAGGAACAAAATCTCCATACTGTTTCGCCCCTTTATTAAGTCTTTCTTGTATTAAATATAATATTTTTGTGTTGTTGTCCATAGCATCTCTCCAAAATTCCCTGTTAAAGTTTGCCGCTGTTGTTGTTATGCACCATAGTATGCAAAAACCTTATTTTGTAAACCATGCTGCTGATTTTTTTGCTGCAATACACTATCCAGTAAACATTAAGTTTGTAAAAATTTCTTCAAACAACCCAGATGGTATTTTGCTTTTTTCGTAACTATTTTTCATTCCTTGAGTTCCTGTAGTGCTCCCTCTTGGAGCTGGTTTGTGATGGCAGTCTCTATTTCCATTCTTACATAATGGTTTTGTTTTCCAATCAAGGTTTGTCCATATATCTGTTGGTTTCATTCTATTGTCTCCATAAGAACAATAAGTTACTGTTTTTCTAATTGGTAAATCTTTAACCACATCCAGCTTTCTTAGTTTTCCTCTTGGATTTTCTATAAACCAATATTTTGGTTGAAGTATATTTATGAGATCAATCGTCTTTTGAACAATTTTTATACCCAATACAGCTTCTTTCGTTTTCGGAGTGTGGTTTGGATACCAATGATGCCCTATTGATGCAACTGAAAAGTATGTGCAAGGCGGACTTGCCCAAACAATATCAGGATAACCTCCAAGTTTCATAAGTGCTTCATTGTGATTGAAGTCAAAAATATCACACACTTGATCTATTTTATCAAAGTTTTGATTGTCGGTAGTATAGGTTTCATAATTATATTTTTCAGCAACCTTACTAAAGCTTCTACTTCCTGCAAATAGTTCTAATGTTTTCATTAAAAAGGAATATCATCTGATGAGAATTGTTCGTCTTGTTGTTTTTGCCTATCTTCTTTTTTTGCAATTTTCAACATAGGTTTACCCTTTTTTGTTCTTGATTTCCACAATAAAAGCTGAATTGTCTCTCCATCTAATTTGAAGTTCCCTGTGTAATCAGGCTTTTTTGAGTGTTCAGGATTGTCCTCTTTTTTAAAATCGTTTTTAAATAAGAAGCCTTGCCCTTCTTTTAGTTCAAATGGTTTATCTGCCATCTTTTTCCTCCATTATTTTGTTTAATTCCATTAATCTTTTACCGATAAGGAATGGTATTTGTGGAACGACTGCATTTCCAAGTCCTTTAACTCTACTGTTATATTTGTCCACTTTCTCGGAAAGCCCATAAGCCACTCTATCCAGTCCGGGCTCATTTTCAAGGATTTTAAAGGTTTTGAGCTTGAATTCTCGTAATGTTCTATCTTGTCCTTCAACACCTTTATCTGCTCTTCTTTTGGTAGTTGTTTGTGAAGAAACAGAACTGCATCCTTTAGTTTTACTCCCCACCTTACTCCCTTTTTGTTCTTTCGGCTGAACGAGCCCTTCTCGCTTAGTTCCACATTCTTTGCCGGAGCTCCTTCTGTGTCCGCTACTCTTGGAGTTGGAAAGTTTATCTTTCCCTCTAATAAGTCCATCTTCGTTCTCGGTAGAAGATGTTGCATTCTTGCTTTGAAGTAACTTGGATTTCCCTCCTTCAGTTCTACAAGTTTCTTGAAACCTGTTCCATCCTGGAATGTCTTTGGAGTTGGAAAGCTTAGAACTTCGCTTTTGTAAACTGCTCTCGGTAGGTTGTTTGTTTCCCACCTTGTTCCTATTCTGCATATTAGAGCTGATATTCGATCCCTGAAATCCCTCGCATTCGGAGTTGGAAACATTGTTTCTGATAATATCAAATTTTTCTGAAGTGTTTTGAGGATATGCGATGATCCATATTCTTTTTCGCAGATGTCGTGCTCCAACATCTCTTGCTGATATAATTTGCCATTCCGCATCATACCCGATTTCGGCAAGATCGTGAAGAACTCTTGCTCCTCCTTTAGTAGTGAGATTTGCGACGTTTTCAATAAAAACCCATCTTGGCTGTAGTTCGCCAATAACTCTCCACATTTCAAACCATAAACCACTCCTCTCACCTTCTAACCCTGCTCCTTTCCCTGCTGTGCTGATGTCTTGACAAGGAAACCCTCCGCTAATAACATCAACACTTTCAAGGTTATGTGATCCAATTTCTTTAATATCTGTATAGTGTGTCGCAAGAGGAAATCTTTTGGAAAGAAGCTCGTGGCAAAAGTCATCAATTTCACAAGTCCAGGCTGTTTGTATTCCTGCCATTTCAAATCCAAGATCAATTCCTCCAATTCCACTAAATAAGCTACCATGTTTCATTTTTTCCTTTTTTTCAAAGGACAAGATTTCATATAGGCAACATTGTTTTCATATAAGCTTCCATACTTTAATCCACAATGTGTGTTTTTGTTTACCTTTCCTGCAAATGGACAGTTTTTATTCATTAACGAACAAAAATCAAACACTTACAACCTTCAATATAACCTTGTCTCCTTTTCCTTTTATGTTAGATTTAGCATTATAGCTTTCTAATTCTTTTGTTATCTCATATCCCTCTTTGTCATAGTTCTGTAAATCAATTTTAATACCATCTCTATTTCCATTTTTATAAAACAAATAAACATTTTGACTTGCTCTACCTTCCAGGTTTAAACCTTTTTCAGAATAAGAGTTTGCTCCAACAAGTGCTGAGCTTCTACCATAAGTATCTCCAATCCTTGCACTATGTAAGTGTCCTGAAATAACATAGTCTATAAATATTTTCTTACTACTATATCTACCTTTTATTTGAGTAATAGAAGTTTCTTGTTTTCCTCTTATAGAGTGTCCATGTAACATTAAAACATTTTGCCCTGCAAGCTCTACAACAAGTTCGTTTACATCTTTATTTCTTATAAATTCAACATCTGATTTTTTAAACACTAACTCTAATATATTATATATAGTAAAATCATAGTTATCAGAAGCTGTTACATTTGTCCATCCAATGTCTTTTTGTATTCTACTTTCATTCCCACTTATACATCCACATATAACCATAAAGTCTTCTCTTAAATCAATAAGGACTTGTCTTAATATTTCAACACTAACAAAAGTTGCATTTGATCTATTGGTAGCATTAGATAATAGTTCATCCATTCTCCTATCACTATTCATTAAATCTCCTGTAAATGCAACAAAAACCTTTTTCACACCACAAGCTTTTAAATGTATTTTAGCCTTTCTAATAAAAGTTCTTAATCTTTTTGATGCAATCTCAAAATTATATTTATTATTATCAAGATCAACAAGCTCGTTAAAGTGTGTATCTGAAATTTGTATTAATCCAACCGGAGCATCTTTGGTTACTTTAATTTTTTTAAAATTCTTTAATTGATGGTTTTGAAAAATATTTACAAGATGTTCTGAATAAGCTGCTACACAATTTTCTAACCTTGCAAACTCTCTAAATGATTTGTTTTTTATTCTGTTTAAGTCCTGAAATCTTTGAGCTCGTTTTTCCAGCCTGACATTTTCAGCAATAACTTCCTTGTCAAGCATCATAGGATCTACTGTTCTATAACCACAGTCATAACATTTATATCTTTGTTTACTACCTTTAGCTGTGTTGTGAAATCCTTTTTTAGAAAGCCTTGATCCATTACAAGCTGGACAAACTAAAACCTGGTTTTCATACTCTTGCATTTAAGATGTCTCCTCCTCCAACTCTCTAAACCTTTGTTCAGAATGTTCTAATGCGTCTTTTAGTTCTTGTTTTTCTAAAAGCAAATTTAAAAAATCATCAAACTCTAACATACCATAGAACTTACCATTCATTTTAAAAACATTCATAGGAATTTTTCCTTTTGGACAATCACCATATATTTGCTCCCACCATTTAGGAATAGACAACTTCTTAGTGTTCTTTACTTCAAAATGAAAATCAAAAGCTGCACTATCAGGATTAATGTCTATAATATCCCCTTTGATGGAAAGCCCACCTGAAGAAGGCGTTCGCCTAACATTAGTTCCTAAATACTTATTTATTCTTTTCGCTACTTCTCTTTCGGCTCTCTTGCCTTTTTGCTGTGAGTTGATCACCTTTCCTCCTATGTTTTATTGTTTCAGTTGTAATTACAAAGCTTTTATAATCTTCAAGATATTTAACATCAACACAAATACCATTCTCTAATAATGTCTTTATTGTTTTGTGAATTTTACTTTCTTTCACGTATTGTGTATAAATGCTCTCATAGTCTTGTGTTCTAACTCCAAGATTTTCCTTTTCTGCAAATTCATTTTCCACACTTTCCAAAATCTTTGCAGCTTCTTCTACAATTTTGCTAACAAGCAGTTCTACTTTTTTAATACGTTCTTTTAAGAAATCTAATTCTCCATGTAACGCTTCTGATAGTAGTGTTAAGTTTTTATCCATAATATTCCTTCGTTGTTTGTTTCTTTTTCTTTGCACTCATTTTGTTCCAATCGGTTTGATTAACTCCTTTAGGAGGAAGTTCTCCACTCCTTCTTTTCATTTCCACATTTTCCTTTGCCTTTTTCCAATACTCCTCATTTTTAAAAAAGGTTTCGTCTTCCTTACAACCATAATATTCTAATGTTGTAACAACAGGAGCATAAGGAGCATTAAAATCTATGTATTGTGTATAAATGCTCTCCCTTATACCAAATAGTTCATTAGAGCTATCAGGCATAATATATTTTTTTGAATGTTCTAATGTTTTATTTCTAAAATCATTAAGCTTTTTTGCGGTTAAAAAATAAAACTTCCGAATTACTCCTTTTCTTTGCATAATCTCATACACGTAGGTTTTCTTGTTATTTTGTTTCCAATCTCTTGTATCGTCAAGGTATAAATCACTCATTATATATCTCCTCTATTAGGTTTTCAGGTATAAACTCTCCCCAATCTTTACATCCTGTGCATAGTGCTATAAAAACATTATCATCTTCCATTTTTACAGGCTCGGATGCAACTTTTCCATTTGTGCAGATCACACAAACAAGTTCTCCTTCATCTTTTTCCTCTTCTTCTTTTAATCTATCCCCCCAAAGCATTTTAGCATACTGTTTTATTCCAAATTTGCTCATACATATTCCTTTATCGGATCTATTTGCTTCTCGCAACACATAACAAACATATCTCTATACTCATTTTTTTCTTTTACTTTACCACAAACACCGCAAGTATATACATATAAAACCTTATCTTCTTTAGGGCTATTTTCATCTGCCTTCCTTAACCAATTCTTAAAAAATGATTTATAGTTCTTATATTGTTTACCTGTTGCTTTTAACCAATCTCTCATTCTTTGAAACTCAAGAGCAACTTTAACATAAGGAAATTCTTTTTGTAGTTCTTCTATTTCTATAAATATATTATTGAGTTGATCTTTTTGTGATATAGTTTTTTTCTTTACATTCTTATCATTCTTCTTCATTCTTTGATTGTTTACGACACCATTTCTTGTCTGTTTCGTATCTGTTTCTTCTCCCTTTCCATTATGTTGGTAAGTCTCGTAGTTTAAGATACTTAAGTGTGTCCATTTTTTTTCAGGAAATATAACAATCATCTTATCTTTTTCTAACATTTTAAGAAACCTTCTAACTTTAGAAGAGCTCCACATTAATTCTGCTCCAAACTTGGCATAAGAGACTACAACCTCTCCTCTTTTAACCTCAACGAGTTGATCCAAAAACAATGTTTTATAGTCTTTATGGTTTGCTTTTATTAATAATAAAATCCAAGCTTTTAGATATTCTTCCTTTTTAAAAATCCAATGATCCTGAATATCTCTATGGAGCTTTATCCATCCGCTCATGCTTGTCCTTTATCTTGGTTTGCCAACATTATAAGGTTATCTGTTTCTGTTGTTATTTTATTAAACCACCTTGTTTCTACATCGGTTTCCCTCTCTTCGTCTGTTGTCATGAGATATACCAATAGAGTGCAAATGTTTGCAAAGTGCATAGCTGCCATAGATTTTAAGTCCATATCTCCTGTTTGAGTATCTATGCTTTTTAAGAAAATCATATAAGAGTAACAAGCATTTTTAAAATACTCATACCTTTCTTCTTCTGATTTCTTCCAAAAGTCTGAAGAGTTATCAAAATCAACATCTAAAGTTTTTATTGTATTAAACATCCTGGAAACCTCCTGTCGTATATCCTACAATTAATATTAATATAAAAGCTATAACTAATGAAGGAAATATAACTTTCTCGAAAAGCCAAAACCTTCTTTCTGAAAGCCATGTAGCATAACAGTCTTGTAGATAAACCTCGAATGGATCAAAAGTCATTCTCTTTGGATTTTTACCTACTCTTCTCCTTAATACAGACAATCTCCAGCTTGAATAGAAATGTTTGTCTTTACTATCATAATCAAAATCATTAGATTTTAATACCTTGAACTTCATTGTTCACTCCTTTCTTTGTAGCTTACTTTCAGGGTAAGCTATATCTAAAATTATATAAGGGGGGGCTCAAGCAGCCAACCTGTATTTGCTTAACAATATTTAAAAGGGGTAATTATCGCCTTTCGTTTCTATAGTTAATATAATAATGCCCGCCCCTCAATTATAATCCATGATCGTTGTCGTTTTCATATTTTTGAGCAATTTCCATTTCAACATCAGAATAGAAACCACTTGATCCACCATATATACCAAGAAGCTTTAAAGCAACTCTCATCTTACCTCTTTTTTCTGCCATAGCCCAAGTGTATGATATATAACCGCAATTATCAGGGCTTGCTTCTCCAAAGCTCCAAGCTTCACGAAAGTCATCGCCCTCTCCATAACATCCATATATTAATAGTGCAACCTCTCCCTCTTTATCAGAATAATTTTTATCAGGTAATTGAAATTTAATGTTGTGATAATCAATCATTTTCTCTACACCTTCAAAAGTAATACATTCTTTCTTACTTTGATTATGTAGCCAAAAATGTCCTTTGCCTTCAACATTTGTTCTTTCCGGATCTAATCCATATTTTTTACAAATATCATCTTTACTCATTTGATCTTCCCTCCACATATTCACTCAACACCTTTCTTCCTAACGCACTTGTGCTGCGGTATTGCTTTTTTGCAATAACATCTAACTTATCCCACAATGATTTAGGTATTAAAACTCCCACTTTCTTTTCTTTTTCTTTTGACATACTGTCTCCTTCTTTTTTACATAATGATCCCGCCTATAAACCTCAATGAACAAACAATGAGATATAACGATATAGGGTAAGTGGTTTACAGGCGGTTAAAACTTTTTTTCACACCTTGTCTTATAACCTGAATAGTTCCTTTTAATTGATCCAGTTTAAGTTTGTTTACATTTTGAGTTATTCTTGGTAATTGATCTAAACCATGTAAGAGCATATCACACTCTTCTGTATCATTTAAAACTAACACTATTTTGGTTTCGGTTTGTTTTTCCATAGTCGTTTTTTATAAAGTTAATACTAATTATATTAATTATGCAACCTTTATAATATAAGGGGGGGGTTATTAGTCAAAATGAAACAAATAATTACCATCAAATCCCACATATTTATAAACAGCATAAGTTCCACCACCTTCTTTATTTGGTAGCCTG